TTTTTCTTCCCACCAATTAGCCATGTCTATTTCCTCTTAAGTTTTTCTAATTTTTTATTAAGTCGTTTTTTGGCAGATACAACTGAGCCAAAGCTTACTTCTCCACCTTGTTTAAAATGCCTAAACTTACGTCTAGCTCCACCAAACTTTGCATCCTTTAAGGCTTTGTCATGAAATCTTGATTCTGCCTCATAACCTATAGCTTCTCTAAATGCCTTTTTAGGACGGACATAAGCTTCTCCACCTTTAGCATATTCGTCCCAAACTCCATGTTTTTTCTCTATAGTTTCAATTTCCTTAGGACGTACTCTTGCAGCTTGGAATCCTTCATTACCCGACTTCTTTCTAGCATCCCTAATTCTTTTAAAACCTATTTTATCCATTTCATAATTTGCTATGTCTCTTCTAAGCTTTGGAGGTAGTGAAGCTAGAAAACGTTTTTTATTAATTTCCCCACCTTTAGCCTTCTTATCCATTTTATCTTGTAATTTATATAGAAAGTCAACTCCTTTTTCTCTTTGATCTTTCTCATCATCTGCACCCAAAGATTTACCTAATCCCCGAACTGCAGAAGCTTTGACTACAAATTCTCCATCAGATAGTCTAGCAGGAATAGAATCTGAAGTCTCCGAACCTGGACCTTCAACTTTTCCACCTTCTTCCCAAAAACCAAGTTGTTTTCCTAAACCTTTACCTTCTTTAAAAATTTTCTTTCCTGACTCTATCCATCCTAATCCTGTTTGTAGTTTTTGTCCAAATGATTGACCTGGACTTGGTGCGGCTCCTAAACCAACTGGACCTGTTCCTTTTTCTTTTGACATTTGTAGTCTTAAATCTCTTTCCTTTTGAGCTTGATCATAATCTATTATTTGTTTTTGAGCTTCTTTTTGTTCTTTAGCCTTTTCTATAGCAGTTTGAGCGCCTAATTTTAATCCTACATCTTCTTGACCTCTACGAAGCGCCCTTAATTTTTGACCTGTAGTAGCGCCTCTAGCTCCTTTTATAGCTGCTAATTGTGACGACAAAGCTCTATCTCTTGCTAACTTAGCTTCTTTTTCTACGATAGAATCTTCACCTCTAGCCCTTCTTTGTAATTGTTCCATTGCTGATGGCGGAGCCGGTGTAGCAGGTGCAGCAGGTTGTGCGGCTCCAGCAGGTCCTTTTGCTTCTACTGGTCCCCCTACTACTCCAGGTTTGGCAATTCCTGTAACTTTACCACCTACTCCACCACCTTTATTAGTTGTAGGGGGTTTTGAGACTGATTGTACTTGAGATGGAGAGCCTTCAAATTTGTTGGGGTTTTCAGGGTTATCATAATTTCCTGTAGCTATTTCCTCATCAACTTCTTTATCAGAAACTGTAATAGTTTTTGGGTCAATGTGTCCTACACCAAGATCGTCAACTAATTTATTTACCGTAGTGTCGTCTGGATTGTCTCTTATGGCATCATAAGCATCCATTAATACGCCACCAACTTTAACTATAGTTCCTCTTACAACTTTTTTTAAAAGATTTTTAAGCTGATTTTGACTTACTTTTTCGTCCAATTTTTTTTGTTTAGCGGCTCCTCTTTTATCCCCTTCTATTTCACTAAGCCGTTTATCAACTGCTTTTTTTAAATCAGGGTCTCCTGCTATTCTTAAGTTTCTAAGTTTTTCTTTTCCTTCAGGGCTACTATCGTTTATTAAATCATCTGCGTCTTTTTCCATTTTTTTAAGATGTTTTTCAGCTGCTATACGTCTTTGTTGTTGCGCTTGTTGTTGGTTTTGTCTATAGGAATCCCCCTGAGAAGAACGATGCCTATCTGAACCCATATAAGAACCACCACCGGAGCCTGAGCCATAGCCTTGAGGTCTTGATTTAGAGTACGTACCACCTGTTCCATGACCATGATGTTGGTCCTTAAAGCATTTAAGAGGACCTACCCTATAAAGTTTTTTTCCTACTAGTCTTATTTTTTTCATAATTAACCTTTAATTAGTTCCAAAGATTCTACCCTGTTTAATCTTATAATCTGTACCTTTATTACCAACAACAAAAGAAATATCAGAGATTGTAGCTCCCTTTTTATTTTCTCCACCCTGTTGTTCCGTTTCTATTTTGATCTTAAAAGCTTCACATTTTTGTTGATCAAAATCAACTCTAACTTGATATTGCATTACACCTTTACCACCGTAAGCTATAGCCGTGGTAAAACTTCCTGTTGTACCTCCAGGGTCTCCATAGTACCCCTTTGTAACTCCAGTTGACTTTATCTCTATTCCAGGTTTTCCATAATCATAAACTTCAGTATAATCAGTTACATTTATAACTTTCGATTGAGAGTAATAATCATCATAATTATAGGCTATACTAACCTTCAATTGATGTGGAGAAAAATATTCTCCAAGTATTAGCATTCTGTAGATTCTCATAGCTCCTTGCTTAACAAATGGATTTATCCATCCTGTTTCAAAAGCTAACTCTATTGGCGACCCTGCATCATCATAATTAGAATTTTGCTTATATAAACTACTACCATTTCCATCTTTATGAACGTAATAATAGTCCGAACCTATAACAACTGAACTATCTCCTCTATGATTATCAAATAAAGACCAAAAACCCCTAAAATAGTTAAAAATCAGGGCATATCCATCAGAAGTCAAATATCTGACCTCATTGGCTTTGGGGTAAATATCCCCTTTAGTAATTGTCAAATGATTATAATCCTCTAAGGCAGCTCCAATATAATTAAGTTGAAGTGACCGATTCAGGACGTGAATACCCTTGTGGGACTTAAAAAAGATACCTACAGGGGTTAAAACTACACTATTTTTAACACTACACCCCACATCAGAAGATATAAGTTGAGGCTCAATAAAAGTATCCTGTTGCCCCAGGTTATTTGGACCATCCCCTGCAAGATAGAAGATTGCATTTTCTTTAAAGATTATAAGCTTGTCGTCCATAGCCTTTAAAGCTGTAATATCTCCTCCTACCTGAGACACTAAAATACTCAAAGTATCATTAAACTCAACTCCAACCTTAGAGCTTAAAAGCTTAGAAAATCTAAGTTCTAATTTATTTTCTAATCCTGCCAAAAATAAACGGTTTTTAAAACTTGAAATAATAGAACACGAAGGAGGGCTAGTATTTTCTAATTCTCCACCTGTAGTATAAAGGACTTCATTGTTAATTAAAGCTGAGTCTGGAGTTTTATCCAAAAAGGACATAAAATCTGCAGTAGGTTGATTTATAATAGGGTCAAAGGTTTGAGATTTAGTAGTTTCATTGTCTCCATTTAGTCTATAGAACAAGGTTCCATTTTTAGTTGTTCGGTATAATTCTACATAAACATCTTCTTTTTGTGTAAGATTTAAACTAGGGATAATAATTTCTGCTGAAAGAATGTAAGCTACTCCAGAAGTTCCGGCATAACTCCAACTAAATTGGGAAGAAAGTCCTGAACGATGAATATTACCCTGAGCATCAGTCCAACTGTAAATAGATTTGTAGTAATAAATATCCGTATCTCCAGTACTACTTGGTCTTTCAAAAGTATAATCTGTACTCGTACCAGCAGCTAAAGAGCCTTCAACCAAAAACTCAGCAGGGTAATTAAAGTTTTGTTCTACTAAAACATTTCCATCATAGGCTTTCATTTGTCCACCCGAGAAGCTTAAATTCTCTGCCAACTCCTCGGTCTGATTAACAATTTCATTACTAAAATCTAAGATGCTGCTATTAACACCATATAAAGAATAATAATTAGTATTACCTTCTGTTCCACTTTCGATCACTCCTTGTATTTTTGATGTAAATAAGAATTTTTCAGTTGTAATTTGTGGAACATTACTAAGACTTGGAATAGTATAATTAGCATTAACATTTGTTCCAGAATAGTTAGAAAACATAGTAGAAACATCTTGTCTTTTTCTAGTAGAATTTAAAAGGCTTCCACCTGAGTTTTGACTAACTTTAGCTTGGATAGAACCGTCATTTTTTGCTGTATAATAAGTAGCAAATAATTCAGTTTCTCTTATAACATTTATATAAGCATTTTGATCTTGTATAAAAGCTTTAGTAGCTAAACCTACTCCTCTCATAATTGTAGAAGCTGTACCTGCTGTTCCTGCAGTCCAAGCATAGGTACTTTTTCTTACATGATACTGTGACCAAGTGTTTTTTAACTCGGCTTGAGTAGAAGTTCCTGTAGTTCCTGCGTTTATATTATATAGTGTAGGATTTATTTGATAAACTTGATAAAATATTTGATAATCAAAACCGTCTACGGTTGCGCATGTAATAGTTCTAACCGAGTGAAACCCTGAAGACGTTACATCTTCTATAGTAGTAGGAGCTTTAAGTTGAGCGCAGTTAGCACTAAGTACTGCTAATTTTACAACCCCACTTCCATTTGCCGTTACTAATATAAATTTACCATAAAGATCAACATGTAAGTCTATAGCATCATGTGGAGTTACTGCTACACCAAAAGGGTCTATATTTGTAGTTACTGTAGTACTACCTGCATCTTTTTTAGCAAATCTTAACTCACTTGCAGAGTTATCATAATAAGCTACTATCATAGATATGTTACTAGCAGCTACGTCATATCTTTGATCTGAAGCAAGAGTAGCTATAGTCGCTTCTGAGTTAAAGGCTCCAGTAGCATCAAAAGCTAAACCATCTCTAAGGTAACCGAGTAGGTCAAAGATTTGATATTTTAAAATTCTTGAACCATCAGTTCCAAATAGGAATATTTTTTGGTCATTAACTATTACTCTAATATTTCCAGTTCTTGTAGAACTAGGAACGGTCGTATTACGAACTACATAAGAGCCAGACAAATTATCTACAACAGAAATTTTATGAGTAGAACCCTCCATGTAAACAAAAACTTTATAGTTATCCATAAAGGCACATTGAAGTTCACTTTGTTCTTTTCCATTTTGAATTATTATATTAGATTCTGGAATAACTGCATCATAACTTCCTTCATTCTGAAATACTTTAGCTCCTTCGCTATAACTATAAACCTGATCTCTAGACATCCACAACAATTGATCTTTATACTTAGAGACTCCAATCACAGGTTCATTAAGAGTGCCTCCAATTGTTTCTCCTTTTAAGTTATCGTATCCAAATCTTTTGTCAAATTCACCTGTTTTAATATAAGAAGCATTTTGTACTAATTCAAATTGACCAAAAGGAAGGTCTTTTTGATCAAATTTAGTATTAATGCCTTGATCTAAAGATAGAGGCAATATTTGTTTAACAAGAGCCATTTACCCTCCTAAATAATATCAAAGGCTGAACTTCTGTTTATAACAGTAGCAGAGCCATAATTAGAGGAAATCACATAAGTTGTTGAACCTTCTACTAAGTCTGTACCCGATGCTGTTATAGTAATATTATTGGTAGCAGCATTATTAGAAATATCTTTTATTACATAAAATCTTCCTGCAGAAACAGTTCCTGATGCAGGTAAAGTAACCGTACAAGCTGTACTTGAAGTATCAACGAAATAATAAGATAAATTATCTGAATCAGTAATAGTAGCAGTTCCACTTAAAGATGTTGAAGTAGAGGAAAAAGAAATAGCTGCAACTCCAGTAGAACTTATAGCTCCACCATCCGTTATTCGAACCTGATTGTTAGCAAGATCGTTGTAGTATAAATCTCCTGAAGCTACATAAATTGAACTAGGAAAATCAGTGGCACTTAAAGCACTAGCCTGAGAAGCAAAGCCTCCATATTTTATATTTGTAGGAGCGTAGTCTGTTGTTCCAGGAGAGAAGTCCATGTCTGCATCTATTGTTAGAGCAGCTACTCCTAGACTTTTTCCACTTGTAGCATGATCATGGGCATCAATTGCAGTTAAAGCTGTATTTAAATCACTAGCCCACGTAGGTCCTAGTCTTTCCCCTGGAGTAGGAAGGGTTAAGCTCATATAAGTTGTTGTCGATGTTTCTGCCATAATTATTTCCTAAAATATCCAAAAGTAAACGTTAGACATACTTGTTCCAACTTGAAAGTTAATAAACTTTTTTCTATTATAATTGTTACCGTTGGAGTCTGTAAGAGATTCGTAAATATCTCCTGCAGCAAACTTTCTCACTACAAACCAACCCAATGGCTCCCTTCCAAGTTTATGTTCTATTAAATTATCTACGCTCCCTGTTAAATCTATTTCCTTTAAGTAGACACCATTAATTATCTGAGCGTCTATAACAGGATTAACTGATTGCTCTATATTATCTTGTAAACTACTAAACTCACTAGCAATTGGAGATTCAGGTGGGATATAAATCTTTTTAAATCTCCGTACAGCCATTAAGTAGTCCTTGTAAACCAAAATTCATTATTAGCCGCATAAATATCTGATACAGACAAAGGAGACCCAGCATCTCTATTGTTTGCAGCTTCTTCTATTCTTCGTTTCATATTTGCTTTTTGTGCCACGAGAACACTCACATCACTTTCTTCTTTTTGTAAACATTTTATAGCTGCATCTATAACTACATATTCTGCATAACCATTTATGTCTGCAAAAGTTGTAGTAGAAGTAGCAGGAGTAGCACTATCAAATTGTTGTGCTGTTGGAACATACCAAACTTTAACTTCAGTAGCTGCGTCTGGTTTAGGAGTAAAAATAATATTATCTCCTACCATTCTATATCTTATATTAGATAAACCTAAAAGACTCCAAGAACCCCAATTTTGATAAATATTTCTTTCATTAAAATTAAATGGACTTAGAGTAAAATAATCTGAACCGTTTATTTTAGCATCTAAACCTCTAAGCTTATAGAAGTCTGAAATATTTGGTCCAGAGGTAGAACTATAAATAGGGTACGAGTCTGTACCTGCTACTGTATCAAAGGTAGCACTACTGACATAATAGTCTTGTCCATAAGTTTGTACAAGAATATCATGTAATTCTGATAATGCAGAATTTATATAAGTTTGCACTTCTAAATCTGAGACAAAAAGATTGGACTCCATGTCTGCTCTTTGCCTTACTCTAGCCAGCAATTTGGCTTCAGTTATAGCCGCCATAAAACCCCCAAAAAGAGGAGGGCGTTAGCCCCCCCAATTAGTAATCGTCTTTAATGCATTTTTTGATAAACGTTTTTAAAGATTCAGCAAATAATTCTTTATCTTTCTCTTCGAAAGCTTTAAAGATTCCATCTACTTCTTCTTTATACTTGTCATAAACTTCATGTTCTTTTTCTTCGTCATGTTCGACGAATTCTTCATTAGACTCTTTACCATTTTTGTAATGGTTTTTCATCTTCTCCATGATAGCTATGACAAGACCGCCTTTGTCTTTCTTAGGACCCATCATCATCATGATTTACTCCTTAACTTACACCAACACCAGGCTGGTTAGAGTTTTTAACAGCAATCATAATTTGAAGAACATCTCCACTTCTAATTTCAGCTATAGCACCGTCTTTATCTAGAGCAAAAAGTTTAATTACTCCATCAGAGGATACAGTTTCAGCTTCTATTTGAAAACTTACTCCTCCATTAGTAGATATAGCAGCAGCATCAGTAAGAAAACACTGCATAAACAAAAGAGAAGGATATTTATCAGCAGACCCACCTGGAGTTCCTAAAGTAATATCATACTCTCCTACAGCCGTATCACTGATAGACTTGATACCAACACTTTTACTCTCATTCAAAGTAGGGTCTCCCCCACTTCCAATAGTAGCTGTTAAAAATAAAAACTTAACTTCTTTATCTAAAGCTTGTAATCTATTAAAATTTCTATTAGCCATTTTATTTCTCCTTTAGTCTGAGTGGCATTACCACGCAGCAAAAAAGAGAAGCCCCGAAGGACTTCCCAATATTAAAAATTATAATCCAATTCGAACGTTAAAACCAGGCGCTCTACACCCTACTTGAGCATAGTAACCAATTCTAGCTTCAACTGCGTCTGCAGCAGATTCTCTTAGGAACTTAAGTCCATCAGAATCTAAAATCTTCGGAGCTTTACCAAGAGAGTAAAGTTTCCAAACATCCATTTGAAGCATATAAGCAACACCATTAGGACAGTTTTGATCAGGAATAACCTTGATCGGACCTCTAGGACCATGAATCAAAATTCCTCTAAAACCAATCTCTGGGTTAACTTTAACATCAACGTAAGAAACCTTTGAACCTAGAGCCTTCTCAAGGTCTGCAAAGTTATTGTAGTTCATGAAACAAACATCAGGCTTTCCACCTTCTCTAGCAACTCTAGCAGCAGCGCCGATAAGAGCTTCTTCTAAAGGAAGTGATGAACCATCAAATCTTATACCACCTAAACGACTAGAATCTGCACTTCTATCAACACCAAAGAATGAATCAGTTGAGACAGGAGCAGTTGAAGGAAGCCAACCACCTAAGCCGGTAAGCATAAGGTCTTTATCTCCATCAACATAGATAGCTTCAGTAGCAGTAGCACCAGTGTTAGCGTCACAGACTAAAACACCTGTGTCTCTATTTATGAGGCTAATCCCTTTGTTAGTTGTAGCAGTTCCAAAGTTTAATTGCATACCAACTTCAAAGTTAGTAACATCTTGGATGGTAGCTAAAGTAATAGTATCGTTAGTAGTAGTAGTGGTAGAAACTGCACCAACAACACCAATTGAACCTGAACCGTCACCATAAAGGCTAATAGCCAAAGAACGAGTAGCAGATTCTATCGCTCCATCAATTTCAAAAGTAGCAGCTTCAATAAATGCGTTAGCATTACCTTTAGAAGCTTCTATAGTTTCGTTCTTGATTGAAGCAATTGCATAATCAGAATTTCTAGTTAATAGAAATGCTTTAAGTTGTGATGCAGACTTATTATTTTGAGCATCAGCAAAAGTAGCAGACCGACCCATTGGTATCCCGTATTTAACAGGAAGCTTTAGGTTTTCTCCACCAAAGTCTTCGTATTTTGAAATCATAGCCAGGAATGGATTATCCTTATAGACCATGTTTTCGATTTTTTGATCTGTGTAATGCTGCTTTAAGGCTGCAGCAAAAGTTGTCATATTTAAACTTGCCATTTTAAAACTCCTTTAAGTTTAGTAATTAATTATCCCATTTTAACATTTCTGCCATAGCTCTCTTTGATTCTTCATTAGATAACTCTCTTGCTACTCTTTCATTCGCCTGAGCAGAGTGGGCGTTTGACAGGGTTACTTGCGACTGTCTTTGTGGTTCTCGCTCATTGTCTCCAATGTTAAACTTGGAACGAACTTTACCTAGTTGTAGGAGCTTTGAGGCTTCTTCTTCTAAATAACTTTCAACTGCTTCGGCAGCTTCTTTAATATCTAAGATTTTGCCAGTCTCGTTGTAGTGTTCTTCAATTACGTCATAAACTACATCATTTGCTTCATTTGCTCTTATTAATTCATATTCGTCTCCGCTAGAATTAACAAAGTGTTCTATCTCATGTTGGAAACCTATCTTCGTATCCTCATACCTTTGTTCTTCTAGACTTTGTTCTTTTTCTACCAATCTATTCTCTAAGTCCTCAAACTTAGACTTATAATCAGTTTCAAGTTCTTCACGCATTAACTTCATTTGCATTTCAGGAGTAAGCTTGCCATCGTTTAAGGCTAATTCAGTTAATTTATCATAGCTTAAACCAACTGACTCTAATGCTTTTAAAGGATTCTGTCTTAATTGAACATCAAATGGAATTTCAGGCTCCTTTTGCGGCTCTCTGGCAGAAAACCGATGTTCTAAATCAGCAATCCTCTGGTCATACTCTGCTTCTTTTGCTCTAATTTCTTTTTCTCTTCTGCTCAAAGCAGCAAATTTGCGTGAAAAATCGTCTCTTTCTGGCTCATGTGCAGCTTCTAAAGAAGATTCAACCTCTTCTGCTGCAGACTCCGTAGAATCTTGGTTTGCTATTACATCATTAAGATGTTCATGATTGTCATTCTCCATTTTAACTCCTTTAGCTTTTCTTGGGCTAAGCCCGATCTAGTGATCTATTTATTGTTCTTCTATTATATTAGTTTGTTCTTCTGTTATTTCTTCCTCCAAAGGAGGTTCTTCAACTAGTTGTTCTTCACTAAGGTCTATAGCTCCTGAAAGTAAAGGATTCTGTTCTGCTGGAATATTTTCAGCTACTTCTGCAGCCGCCGTAGCTGCTCCAGCTTCAGCTAACTCTTGAGTCATTTGTTGCGGAGTAGGCACTTCTTCTTGCGCTCTTTGAAGTAAATTTTGACAATCTTCCATAAACTGCCTCAGAAGCTCTAAACGGTCCTCTGGAGCGCCCTGTACTTTAAACATTAAATAGGCTTGCTGAGTCTTACGAATCGCATTTTCAAGGTTTTGATAAGGCTCTGGAGGGAAATATTCTCCCTTATCCATCATAGTTTCAATAATTTTCTCTAAATTAGTAGAATCTGCATTCAATAAGTTCATCGAAGCCTCTAAGTCAGGGAAATCTAACAACTTAAGAGCATCTTCTTTATCAATAAAACCTGCTCCTACTAAGTCTTGAATGTCTGCCAACCTAGCTGCAGGTGTAGCCGAAAGAGCAGAAGTGGGAAAAATTTGCATCAAATACTTATCAGCATCCATGTTAACGTCTTTCCAGCTTATGGTTTCTACGAACTTACCGTCTTTAGCTTTAACTTTAAAATCTCCTTCTGATTCATATAAGCCTTTAGCCATATCAATTATAATCTCGGCAGCATCCATAAAAGCTTTTTCATACCGTTTGGCTACCGACATAAATCGTTCAGTCTCAAGGTCATTGAACTCTCTTAGGGCTTTACCTGAATCTAACCCTGCAGGTTTTAACGATTGAGCAGATAATTGGGATATGCCAGAAATTTCATAAGCTCTTTGATATAGTCTATCTAAATGAGAAAACAAATCAGGTGGGATAGAGCCTAAAGGAGCATAAGCAGGAGGAGTTCCTGCGTATTTTATAACTCCACCAATTCGATTGTTTAAATGAGAGGATACAATCTTAGAACTTGCTTCCACCAAGAGCTTTGGAATACTGACCAAGTGCATTGAAACCTGTATAGTCCTCAGTATCTTGTTGATTTCTAACTGAATACCTTGTAGCTGCTCAGCCAAACCTTGACCAAAAAAGCCTACAGGTCTTTCACCCCATTTGAAGAATACAAAAGGGAAATAATCTTTTTCATAATCTTCTTCAAATAATGTAACAGTAGAAATACAAATAGTATGTTTACCGTCTTTAGCGTCTGGTCCAGACCTTAAGTGCCAAGACTCTATAACTTTAATCATATCTTTAGATGTGGCGCTTTGACCATAACTTTGAGAATCAGGATAAGATGCAACATCAATTTGAGCTTCATGCTTAGGGAACATTGCTTTTAATACAGATTTTTCAATAAATTTTTCTTGATGAATTTGACGAGGTTTGCCATAATAAGCCTCTATATCGTCAACTTTAATTTCACTAATAATAACTCTTTCTGTCTTGATTTGTCCATTTTCTATAAAAATCTTAATACAACCTGTTCCAAAAATACAAGCATCTTGGAATGCCATTGTAGCTTTTTCATAAAATTCTGAATAAGAATAAATACCTTCCACAAATTTTGTTAGCTTCTTCGCTTTACGTTGTAGACTGAAATCACCCCCTGAAGTCAAAAAAGTAGCTTTAGGTTTATTTTTAGTAATTTTTGATACTACTGTGTCTATAAGAGATTGAATAACATTAAGAGTAACCCTGTTAGACACCGAATAAGATGCTTCTATCCTACTATATGAGTAGGCTCCAAGACCCATTTGTTGATAATTTCCATATAATCTAGCAAACCTAAGATCATCTGCTTCTCTATAAGTTTGACGACTATCGAGCGCACTTACATATGCAAAGAGTTCCTGGTATAAATTGTTTTTACTGGCTAACCACCACCGATTGCCGTTTATTTCAAAGTTCAATTTTTACCCCTATGGATTAGAAGACCAAAACATCAGTTCATCATCTTCTTTTTTCTGTTGTTCTTCTTCAAAATTTGACTCATCAGCAACGGTTTGTAGTTTCTCTGCATAATCTTGAATATTTTCTACAAATGCTAATTCAGATAGTTCAAATTGAACACCTTCAATTTTAAACGATTTTACTTTATGGTTTTTACACCACTCTATAAACAGCTTAACATCTTCTAAATTTTTTAACATAGCTGTCTCCTATTGTTCTTCTATTATATTGTCTAAATCTTTTATATCTTCTTCGTGCAGTTTTTGTAATTCAAACGCATAAGGGTCTCTCTTTCTTTCTTCACATTCAGCAGCTTCCTTAGCTTCCAATTCTTTCATATAAGTATTTGTTCCTTTTACAGTCTTTTTCTCGGGCTTCTCAGACAAGTAATGTCTACATTCACGCCAAGCATAGAGTACAGCATCACAGATATCCGAGTGATAAGTATCTGATATCTTTGGTCTCTCAGGATTTCTAATCTTAGAGTCTTTGTCCCATTGGACTAACATACAATCTTCCTCAAATATAGAGTTATTAAAAGCTTTAAACTTCTCCGTCCTAAGATCATCATTCAACAACTCTATAAACTCAACCTTTCGGGTCTTGTCAGCAGCTTCAATATTAAGACCATGTCGCATTCGCAACTCTTCTTGAATCTTTTTACCTAAAGCTCCTGCATCCATGACCATCCTGATAGGATTATACAAGTCCTTATATTCATTAATAGCTTCTACTAACTGGCTGATATTTTGTTTATTCTTAACATGCTCATCGACTAAATAAACTTTTTTGTGGTGCGTGTTGTACCCAATAACGGCGATAGCATCCGAGTCGTTATAGCCAATATCAATTCCAATAATATAATACCAATCCCCATCAGTAGGCAGGGTATTATAAATATTCCTAACTTTACTAAATTTAAATACCAACGCATCTTTATCTTCCACCCACTTTCCAAATGTTTCCCTAATATAGGAGGGGTCTGATTCGTCAATCCCACGTATAATCCTCTCTTCTCTTAAAATTTCCTCTAAATCAAGCTTAGGAGGAAAGTGCATATAAGGGTTATCAAAGGCAGTCCAATGATGCGCCTTCCAGTTTTTGGATTGGGAATACTCATAAAAAATTCCTGCCTTAACTGGACCTGGAGTTCCTGTAAGATATAGTTGTCCTCTTTTATCCCTTAAGGCTGGAATGATAATATCGTTTATAAGTTCCTTCAAGTAAGATCGAAACGACTGGCACTCATCTATGTAGCACTTCATCAACTTCCATCCCCTGAATTTTTCAATTTCAGTACGGTCTTTAGCTCCTGCAATGTAAATTTTAGACTTGTTAGGGAACGTTATGGTTAGCCTAACATTATCTGTCTTACATTCTAATTCATACTCTTCTATAACTTTAACTAAATCAGACCAGATAATAGCTCTGGCTTGTTGTTGTGTTATAGTAATGTAAAGTAAATTAACTTCATTATTATTTAAAGCAGTATCAATCATATCAGCAGCTATGCCAACAGTCTTACCTGCTCTACGAGAACATACAGCATTTCTAAACCTAGAACCTTTTCCTCTAAAGAAATTAACTTGCTTTTTAAAACAAAATTCTTTAAATTTAAATTGAGGTTTTTCAGCTTTTGTTTTCCTCTTCTGAATCTCCGCTATTAAGGCTTCCCTGTTTACGTTCTGCAAATTCTGATTCCTTACCTTTTGAAGTTAGTGTTTTTTGATACTCCTCGTGTTTCTGGTCTGATTTCATCCTAAAAGACTTATCAAATACTTTTCCATTTTTAAGCTTAGCTTGCCAATGAGAGTTAAAAGCTATAGACCTTCGTTCTCCTTCTCCTTTAAATGGATAAACTGTATGCAAAAGGTTAGATGGAAAAACCACTAGTTTTCCAACTTCAGGACTAAAAGACAATGAGCCTTTTTCTAAACCAGTAGGACAAGCTGTCTTATAGACAAATTCAATCATCCCATCTCTTTGAAATTTATAGTCTGGTAACTTTCCTTTCTTTGATCTATCATCGAATGAGGGAATCCTTAAGTACAGGACAGACGAAAGATCACAATAAGTATGAAAGTGAATAGGGTTATATTCGTTCTCATATTGACTAACAATCCATGCGTGATCTAGTTTACATTCTAAAGCTTCTAATTCATGACCGTCTGATTGAAGAGTATTCCAAACGTAGTTATAAAGCATACCCTCTAAATACTGAAGAACACCTAATTCTTCTAAATCTTCGTTAGAAATCCAAGGTTCTTCAGCAATTTGACCGACTAGGTTTCTACCCCAGTCAACTCGGTTTTTATCTTCTAAGATTTCGTCTGACTTTTTTAACAAAGCTTCGGTCACTTCAGAGGGCATATGGAATAGACCAACCCCAGGACCAAAAGGTTTTAGTAGTTTAAAGTCCGTATTTTTAGCCAAACGCTCTAGTCGTTCTTTGTCTGATTCATGCTTCTGAGATTCTTTTGCTTGTTTTCTTTCTCTTTTCGCTTTCTTATTACTCATATCTATCTCCTGCCAATAGCTTTTCTAGGTTTAACCTGTATTTGAGGAGAGTTCATTTTAGCTCTCTCTATTTTATCTTTTTCTTCTTGTTCTTTTTTTACAGGAGATTTTAAATAAATTGCAGATACGTTAGTCAAGGGAACAAGAATATGATCTCGTTCACTCTTAAGAGATACTACGTTAATACCTTCTATAATCTCTATCTTAAGCGGAGCTTTTTCGTTAATTCGCCTACTAGCAAAAAAAGTTTCTTGTCTCTTTTCAAACATCACTGCTTGATAACACCGGATAGCGTCAATATCATATTCGTTCATTAGTAATTCCTCCAAAAGGGTACAAAGTTATATCTTACTTCTCTTTTAATTAGAGAGAATGGTTTTATCTCATCTATGATGTTTTCCTTTAAAGCCTTTTTGGCATCCCACCACTTATCTTCTTTAATTGATTTAAAAAACTTCTTGGGGTCTACCTTCATTTTCTTAGCTATTTCATCTAAGACTAAGTTATCGAAAAAGTCAAGAGACTTGAAAAGCTTTTTGTTCTTTTCTGTTCTTTCAGGTCTTTCATATGAAATTTGAACCAAATGGTGCATGTAAGTGGAATTTTCACTTCCTATTCTATGGTCACAATATTGTAAAATTATAAAGCCCATGGAATAGGCATTTCGAGTATAGCAATTAAACTTATATCCTTTAGCCTTAAGGGATTTCATTTCCTCTATAAATTCCAAGCCTATGTGAACCGAGCCACCACCGGAGTTAATCGCCATGTCTATAACTTTATCCTCTAGGTTATTAATCTCAGCTCTTTTAAATTTCTTTAAAACTTCCTCTGCATTAAGATAGTTAACTGCTCCAATTTCAACGTCGAAAGCACCTACAAGCTTTTCTTCTTTTTTGATTGATAAACTTCCCCCTAACACGAGGGCTGCAATAAATACCATTGATAAAAGTTTTTTCATTCTTCTTCCTCTCTTTCGACGATGAGCTTTGTCTCATCTCCGTATGCTTCCAGTAAAGCCATTATTGACTCTAACTTATCTTTTGTATTAATCTTCAGTTGTCTTATATCCCATCTAAAATGTCCCGAGTCAATAAGTTTTAATCCGTTTCGTTCCCGATGAGAGTTTTTTTTAGCTAACCGATCAACCTTATTAAATACTTCATCTATTAACTCTATACTAATTTCCATCATATTGTAAGCAACTTCATGATTTTTATTTTTAAAAGATTTCATCTATGACTCCTAAGTCTAAACATTCTTCAGGTGTGAGATAGAAGTTTTTCTTATATGTTTTATTATACCAAAACTCCGCATCCTGGTGACTGAGTTCGGACATCCATTTGCACCATTGTCTTTCTTGTTTTTCCACTTGATCTACTTCCTCTTTTGTTTCCGCATGAGACCCCCCAATGTAATAAGACATTTGATGAGCCATGAATACGCAATACTTAGACATGCGCCGTTTACGCCCTGCAGCAAGTAGTAAAGTTGAGGCACTCATTACATGCCCATAGGCTTCGGTTATAATTCTACACGTAGAAGCATTTAAACGTCCTATCATTGCCAGGGCATCATAGACTGAACCCCCTGGAGAGTTAATCCTTATAGTTATAGTCTTTTTACTTGCACGTTCAAGTTCACTGAGAGCAGCATCCATAAAAGCAAAACTTTCTTCTCCTATTTCCTCATTAATCTGAATAACTCGATCAACAAAATTAACTCCCTGTTCAAAGAGATATTCAAGTCTTAACTTTTCTTTATCTATGTCTTTAGCTTTACTCACTTGAAGACTCCATTGGGTTTGGAAGATCAAATAATAAATATGGATGATAAACGAAATTATGTTTAGATGCAAGCTTATTTGCCATACGAGTATGATGAGTATAAACGGAAGCTGTTTCACCCGAATGACCCATTGCGTCTAAAAGAGTTTTCCCTACCCCCATATTTCTGAAGGTATGCTTAACATATAAAAAATGAATTATCAGGATTCCATCATCCTCCCCCCCGACTACATAGCCATAAAGCTGTGAAGGGTCTGAGGGGTTACAGGCTATGAGAACTTTAGAATTTTTAATTATACGTTCTATTAGCTTATGATGATCTTCAAAATAAATAGTATTTGTAATTTGTTCGGCAAAGGGACTAACCCTATAGGACTTAAGCCAACTGTTGAATAGAAAGGGATGGTCCTCTTCTGTCAGAGGTCTGAGCCTACAATTCTCCATCGCTATCTTCCTCTGGCTCCTTAGATAGTGAAGCTAAAGTGTCTTGTTCTACTTTTTGTAATAGGGGATTATGAACTATAAGACCTTTGAGTCTAAATTCTAAATCTTCAATCTGTTCTTCTAATTGTTTCTTCTGAATCATGGCGTGACCTAAAGCAGCGTATAGGTCATTGGCTTTTGCTACATAAATTTCATTTGCGTTCATTATCACTCCTTTCGTTTATACTCTTTGTTTCTTTATTATTATTAGCTTCTAGGACTCGTTTGGCTAGGCGCAGCAATTCGGTATCCGAGAGTGTCGATAAATCTTGGGTCTCCGCTATTTCTCTTTCCTCTCTCTGAATTTTAACTAGGGACTCTAGGTAGCCTTGGACTATCCGAGCCTCCTTAGGGTCTAAGGTTACCCCCCTGACAGCCTTTGATCTGTAGTGGGCTAACTCAGCTCCTATGATGGCTTTAGCGTCATGAAGCAATAACTCTGTAGCAGGAATGATTGAACTGGTCTCAAGGGAAACCTTGCGCTTCTTAGGAGGTAGTATGATTCTTTTAGGCTCCGTTTTGTCATGCGTCATTTTGTTTCCAGAAAGGGGTTTATATTATTCAGTCTAGCCAGGGTTTTAAAAATTGTCAAGCTTTTTTTTAACCCCCCCATGTCAAGATATCTTAACAATTGCTACATAGATTGCCAAGATTTCTTAACACTCTCCAAGCAATCTGTCTTTGCATAAATTAAAATCAATAATTTCAAGTACTTGAGTTTCGTGTGGACAAAAAAAACAGAGTAAGGCTTCCCCTTTCGACCTTTTTTGTTTAGGGGGTATTTGAAATTCTCTCGTAAGTAGTTGGAAATACATTGGATTGTTTGACCTTTGCCATGTAATTGCAGTACTTTACGGTCAATTTTAGGTAAAAAAGTACAATTATAGCCTAAATAACAAGCTATGTCGTAGTATTTATAAGTAAAAAAATTATATTTATGCCTTATTACACTTAGTGGTTTTTGTAATATGCCACCATACTCATTAAAACAGTCTTGACGCCTTTTGCCGGATCGTTCTATATCAATGAACCCAGACTCGTCTAGACGCTTATACCACTCGTTTTGTAGCTTTTTAAAGGCACGTTTTGTTGTTGGTCGCTTTTCATCACTCATACAAACTGTTTATCTATTATAATATAGTCGGTCAAGCATTAAAGTTGGCATGATTCTTGCTACAATTGCGGTTGGGTTTTTTTCAATAACCTTATTTTAAGACTTGTAAAAATAAGCTTTTTATGTTAGTATAGTTACATCACTTTAACAGGGGAAATTAAAATGATTAAAAAGAGAACACCTTTTGCCATCATTAGTGCCGAGCGTTTTACGCTTACTAATGGTGAGAATCAAAAAAGACATCAAGAATTATTGACTCAACTTAAAAGAGATGGATTCAAAACAAAAGTTGTTGAGGGTGTCTATCATGGTCAAGTTGAGAAGTCTATCTTAGTTTTACTTGACTCTAAATTTTTGGCGGTTGACCTTGGTTACTTAAAAAATTATGGCATGATTTTTGATCAAGAATCAATCTTATTTGTTGACGCTGAGAGAAAAGCTGAGTTACATTATCCATCAACAAATAAAGCTGAAAAATTAGGTAATTTTGTAGCAGTGACTAAGGGTATAGCAATTCAATGCAATAACTACACTCAAGACGGTCAAGACTACTATATTTGTGACTTATCGGGTGTAGCTTAATATTTTACTTGACCACGGACGGTCTTTGTGTTAATATGTTTATAGGGGGATTTAATGGAAAATACAACAAAAATCTTAATATTACCGAGCAACGTTATTGAACTTCCAATAACAAAAACCGAAGAGAAAAGAGATTTTATTTACACTGAGTTCCCTTATAAACATCTTTTACCTAAATTGGAGGCGGCGTGATAAAATTATTTAAAGATGTGGCTTTATTAGTGTTTTTATTTATAGCCATGAGTAAAATTGGTGAAACTCAAGAATTACAATATGATGATGGTGGTATAAGGCTTAAAAATGGGTGTTATACCCTGGTTATTGTAACAGATGGTGATCATGGGAAGAAAATCATCACGGTTCAAGATTGTAGAGGGGGCAGAAAAATATGAAAAGAATTAGTTTAGACAAGTGGAAAAGAAATAAAACTTTAAGATTAATCAAAATTG